GCTTGAAACCGATATTAAACCAGCTGTGATGCAAGTGCTCGCAACTTACGCCTATCTGGATTACTGCCGCAGCGCCGCCAGCGTTAAGCCGTGCGAATGCTGCAGCGCCACCGGATTTATCGCCGCGGAAGTCGTGACGATGAAGTCGATGCTGTCCGGCGCCGGCCGACGCGAAGTGCGTGAGCAGGTCCGGGTACGGTGCAAAACATGCGCAGGCAAAGGCGTTGTGTCTTCGGCGTGCCGGGACTGTAACGGCCGAGGGCGCGCAGTGATGCGCAAAGAGTCAGAGCGGCAGAGTGTGCCGGTAATGGGCGACTGTAAGCAATGTGGCGGAAGAGGGTTTGAGCGCATTCCTTCAACCGCAGCATATCGCGCGATCAGCAGCATCACTGATTCAATCAGCCTGGCAACGTGGGAGAAGAGCGGCAAGCAGTTTTACGAAACGCTTATCGGCAAGCTGGAGACAGAAGAGTCATGGGCAAATGCGGCACTGAATAAGGTGACCGCGTAGAGCCAAATAAAATAGCCTGTTATTTTATCGCAGGCTATTTACTTTTCCGGAACTCAGGGATATAGTTCCAAACAGTGAAAGCTACGTCTTGTTGTTGAGCGGCAACAAAACAGTCCACGGCTTCAAAGTGGACACTAAAAGCCCTGCGGATTAATGCCGTGGGGCTTTTTTTTGGCCTGAATTTGGGTGAGAAGCACAGCGGTTGTGCGTTCGGCTGTTAACCGATTGGTCGCAGGTTCGAATCCTGCCTTGCCCGCCAGATATCAAGGCACTGCTTCGGCGGTGTTTTTCTGTTTTCGCCCCTGCCAATCACTGCACACTTCGGTTTAGCGACCTGTGGCAGAGGGCGATTTTTATCCATAAAAAAATCCGCACTCAGGCGGATTCTTCAACGTTGGCTACGCAACGGCAGGGCGGTGCTTTTTTCTCTCGACAAGATTAAAGCTAACCGGGCTTGCTCAGTTCAGAAAGTAGACAATTCCTAATTGAGCCAGCTCCCTCACCGAGGGGGTCACATGAGTATCGATATGAGCAAACTGGCTTCAGGCGCAGCGTATGGCGCGTCAGCCGGGACGATTGCTAACGGTCTTCTGACCCGGCTTAGTCCCGATGAGTGGAGCGCTGTAGGCGTCCTGGCCGGTATTCTGGTCGCCCTGCTAACGCTCGGCATCAACTGGTATTACAAACGCAAAGCCACACTGGCGCAGATCAAAGCCCTACAGCGCTGGCCCACCGCACCCGGCCTCACCGAGGAATAACCCATGGCAATGTCAAATTCACTGCGGAACAAGCTGATTGCTGCCGCGGGCGGCGGAGCCATGCTTATCGCTACGGTATTCCTTGGCGGTAAGGACGGTGTAGAGGGGCGGGTGCACGAGCCCTACAAAGATGTTGCCGGAGTCTGGACGGTCTGTGACGGGCATACAGGCACCAACATCATCAGGGGCAAGAAGTACACCGACCGCGAATGCGATCGTCTTCTGTGGAATGATCTGCAACCGGTGAAGAAGACGGTCGATAGCCTGGTCAAAGTACCGTTGAATGAATATCAGCGCGCAGCACTCTACAGCTTCACCTACAACGTAGGCTCCGGTGCGTTTTCTAAATCGACGCTGCTGAAGAAACTCAATGCAGGTGATCAGGATGGGGCTTGCGAGGAGTTGCGCCGCTGGGTGTATGCGGGTGGCATGAAATTCCGTGGTCTGATGAATCGCCGCGACATGGAACGCTCAATGTGCCTGGCGGAAGGTCCAAATGACATTTAGCTGGCGAACCCTGATTATCGGCCTGCTGCTGGTGACATTGGTGGCAGTTTGTCGGGTGGCTTATTTCTACCACAGTAAATACGCTGCCGCCGACAGCCTGGCCACCCAACGTCAGCAGACCATTGATGACATGCAGGTGCGCCAGCGAGACGTTGCCGCGCTCGATGCGAAATACACGAAGGAGTTAGCCGATGCTCAGGCGACTATCGATCAGCTGCATGATGACGTTGCTTCTGGCAAGCGCCGGCTGCAGCTCAACGCCACCTGTACGAAGCAATCCGCCACCGGCGCCGCCGGCATGGATGATGCAGCCAGCCCCGGACTTACTGACTCCGCTGAACGGGATTATTTCACCCTCAGAAGTCGAATCGAGCTCGCCGGTAAGCAAATAGCTGGCCTGCAGCAATACATAACCGAGCAGTGTCAAAATTAGGTTAGAGTGATAACCCTAAAATCGCACTCTATGATGATTGATTTTCATCACTTATGCGCGATGCCTCGCTTTGAGCAAGCATTTCCTGAGCTTGAGAGCTAAAACCTTTGAATTTGATAACTCGTTTAGTAATTCTGCGACCGCTGCCGTGAGCCCCAACAGAGAAACCATCGCCTTCTTCCTGTTTGAGGCCTATGCCACCCTTGCCAGATGTATCATAAAATTCTTCAATCTCTACCTCTTCAGCAATAAGTATTCTTCTTGCTATTGAAAGCTCCTGCTCAACTTTCGCCTGCTCCTGAAGTACAGATGATTGAATATTTGCTTTCGTTGCATCTTCATTCAATTCTTCGGCCGAAACCTCGCTGTTAGTCGCTGAAGAGCTAAAAGCATCCATCGTTTTTCTCACAGCCAGTTCAATAAGATATCCCGTAGGATTCCAGATTGGAGATGTAAACACTGTCATTCCTTTTTTTTGCTTAAGTATTTAGTGAAATTAACGACCAACGGTCCAGATACTTTAGATAAAAGCGAAAACTCATGGCACTCACCGACAAACAAGAAATGTTTTGTCGCGAGTACCTCATCGATTTGAACGCCACGCAAGCGGCCATTCGGGCGGGGTACAGCGAAAAGACCTCGAACGAGCAGGGCGCCCGACTGTTAGCAAATGTTAGCGTCCAGAACAGAATCTCCGAACTTAAAGCACAGCGCAATGATCGCATCGATGTTGACGCTGATTATGTGCTGAAGCGTTTATTTGAGATTGATCAGATGGACGTCCTCGACATTCTCCTTGCCAACGGTGAGCTGAAGCCCATCAAAGACTGGCCCAAAGTGTGGCGCACAACGCTGTCTGGCATGGACGTCACCGAGATGGCAGGCGACGCTGCTGGACTGCTGAAAAAGATTAAATGGCCGGACAAGGTCAAAAACCTCGAACTGCTTGGCAAGCACGTCACCGTCCAGGCATTCAAAGACAACGTTAAAAACGAACTGGTCGGCCCCAACGGATTACCGCTGGCTGCGCCTACGTTCGTTGTTAGCTTCGGAGCGGATGATGACGACAGCGGAGAAGAGACTTAGCTTCGCGCCCAAATTCAAACCTCTCTTTAAGCCCATTCGCTACAAGGTATTCCACGGCGGTCGTGGCGGCGCTAAATCATGGGGCATTGCCCGCGCGCTGGTCATCATGGCTGCATCAAAAAAACTCCGCGTTCTCTGTACCCGGGAGGTGCAGAACTCGATCAAGGATTCAGTGCATAAGCTGCTGAAAGACCAGATTGAGATGCTCGGCCTTAACCCATGGTTCCGCATCACCAATGAGACGATTACCAGCGCCTGCGGTAGTGAATTCCTGTTCAAGGGGCTGCGCTTCGATCCGCTGGGTATTAAATCGACTGAGGGTGTAGACATCTGCTGGGTGGAAGAGGCGCAGTCTGTCTCGGCTGATTCGTGGGACATCCTAGTGCCGACCATCCGTAAAGAGGGCTCGGAGATTTGGGTGTCGTTCAACCCTGGCGAAGAGAAAGACCCGACCTATCAGCGCTTCGTGGTGAACCCGCCTGACGACAGCATCACGGTTGAGGTGAACTACTACGACAACCCGTATCTGCCCGAAACGCTCCGAAAAGAGATGGAGTACTGCAAGCGGGTAGATTACGAGGCGTACGAACATGTCTGGCTGGGTAAGCCTAAGTCGATATCAGAGGCGGTTATCTTCAAGCAGCGCTACTGCGTTGAAGCGTTCCCGGATGACCTCTGGCAGCAGGCAGATAGGCTGTTCTTCGGTGCTGACTTCGGTTTCGCAAATGACCCGAGCACCCTGATCCGCATGTTCATGCTGGGCACAAAGCTATACATCGAATATGAGGCCTATGGCGTCGGCGTAGAGCTCGACGAAATGGCGCAGTTTTACGATTCAGTCCCCGAGGCGCGCCGTTGGCCGATCAAAGCCGACAGCGCGCGCCCGGAGACAATCAGCCACATCGGCCGGCAGGGCTTCAGCATTGATGCCGCGGCGAAGTGGAAAGGCAGTGTGGAGGATGGCATCACCTACCTGAAAGGGTTTGAGGAAATCATCATCCACGAACGCTGCAAGCATACCGCTGACGAGTTCCGGCTCTACTCCTACAAAGTCGACAAGAAGACCAATGAAATTCTCCCGGTCATTGTCGACGCACATAACCACTGCATAGACGCCATACGCTACGGGCTGGACGGTTACATCACCAGCTCTGACAGCCTTGGCACTTGGGCGCAACTTGGCAGAGGCTGAACATGTCCGAAACACAAAACGTGTCGCAGCCTGTACCGACGCGTGACAGCTATGAAAACTTTGTCGCCCGCATGGGCGTTAACGAATCGAACCAGTCCGGAGCTGGCACCTATCGAAACAACTGGACGTCGCGTAA